GTTCCACAAACGCAAACTCATCCATGTACACTAAAGATATACTCATACCTCTACCTGTTGTTTCAGTTGTGGTCTGTGCTATAATTCTTGAACCATTGTCAAAATCCATTGACCCTTTGTTGTAACTGGTCACACCACAACGAATGTAGTCTGGACTTTCTTCATATGCAAATCTCACACGTTGCATGATATCTTGAGCACCTTGATATTTGTGTGCCGCAATTAGAATCAAAACATCTGGATTAAACATTGCATACCATAATAGAAATCCAGCCGCACAGGTTGTTTTACCTGTTTGTCTTGCACACATGGCAATGGCAAATCTGTTGTCATTATAAGTTTCAAGTAATCTCTCCTGAAAAGGATATGGATTGAATTTCATTCTACCTTTGGTAGGATGTTGAATCCACATAAAATTTTTCATAAAATAGAGATAGCCAGTATCTTTGTCAGCACATTTTTTCAGATCAAGCAATTTTTTTTCTGAATATGCCGTTTTGGCATAAGCTCTTTTTGTTAGATTTCCGTCAAGGCTTTTTCTTTGCATAATTGTATTTATGTACGTATTTAATGGTTTGCTAAAAACAATGAAGTACCAAATTGTTTTTCATTGGTAACACAAACATTGATAAATTTGGAAAGAAATTTAAAATGATCTCTCAAATCTGAAAACAGTTTGTCATCTAAATATGATGTGGCTATATCGTAACTTGATCTTCCTATGTTGGAAAAATACTCTTGTGTTAATCCTTTTCTTTTTCCATATTCAGGAAACACACCTACAGTAAACAAACATGTGTCACCTAATTCTTTGGCTTTGATGCCTTTCAACTTCATATAACTTTCAGCAAAACTATCCTGTGGTAAAAAATCTTTTTTGTCCACATGTGATGACAGCAACATGACCACATATACTTCTATGTCAAAAGGCAAGTCATATCCGTATCTGCTTTGTGTTTGTTTGACAACTTTATAAAAAGCCGATGTGTATTCGTCACGCATAAAAATATTTAATTGTATGCGTTAAATTTAATATGATGTGTTAAGTTGTTAGAACCAATTGCTTTTTTCTTTGATATTACAAGTTGCTTCCCATTTGTTATTAAGACATTTTTTAACACAAAAATTGAAAGGTGCTTTGTTATTTTTCAAATCAACTGCTGTCCATGATGCTGTCATTTGTTTCCATAACTCTGAATCAAATATTTCTTGCATATTTTTTGAATGATAATCGTTAAATCCATTTTTGTAATAGGGTAATATAGCAGGATCCATAGTTCTTAAATCATCAAACTTATCATAATATGCTGAATGAAAACAACAAGGCCATATTCTGCCTTTTGCATTCAAATACATTCTTTGCTGTTTTAAGTTTTTACAAGTTACAATTTTTTCTTCAGAAAAATAATTTACTTTTTTAAGTACTTCGTCAACTTTGTTATTAACATTTGTTGATAAATCAACAGTTTCAGCAACAACTTGCTTTCCTTTTTTATCAGTGTAAACTTTGTTTTTGGTTTGATCTAACACATCACCATACAAAGTTTTGTTGTACCTTGTTGAATATTCTACAGCAAAAGATTTAAATCCTAAATCTTTAGCCAACTGTTTTGCTTCGTCAACTTGATGTTCATTATGATCAAAGACTAACCATCGCCATCTGGCTTGACCACCTGCGTCTATAAAGGCTTTGACATTGTCCATTAACACATTCCATTTGACTTTTTTTCTGTAAATTTCGTTGGTATCTTCTAAGCCATCAATTGAAAATGACATCATGCCTTTGTGTGGATTTTCTTTTGCTATTTTTCCCATGTTTTTCCAAAAATCAACAGATCGTAACCCTCCATTTGTTTCAACATCTACACCTTTGAATTCTTGTAAAGCAAACTCCCAAATTTTATCTATTTCAGGATTCATTAGTGCATCACCTAGATTTCCTACAAACCAAGCCAATTTATTTTCAAGGTTACCAAAGTCTGTTTTGAGTTTTTTTATAAGTGCAAACGGAAGATGTTTTTGTGTAAATCCAGGATCTCTTGTACTGGTTCCTGTTAGATGTCTATCACAATAAGGACAACCAGCATTGCAATAACTTGATGCTTCTATTTCAATTTTTTGTATTTGTTCTAAGGATGTTAAATTGTACATGATACGAAAGTATTTATTTACAGGTGAGTTGTATGCAAAAATTTATAGTTAGGAAATGTATTAGTAAAATTTTTATTACGTCTACGGTCAACTTCTTTGATAAAACTTTTAGCATCTTGTGTTAATTTTATCTGTTCTTGTTGTTCCAAACTGTTTTGTGCAAAATACTTGCACAGTCTGTCAATGTAATTGAATTCATTTACATCAGTGGTCTGTTGTGCTTTCACAAAGTCAAAAAGTTCTGTGAATTTGTCTTGCCAATACTGTGTTTTTGGCAAATTTAACACATTTAAAAACTTAGGACTATGCAGTATACTAACCCCATATGTAACCCCCTTATATTCTTGTTTTAAGCGGTATACAGCCGTCATTAAGTCAATCATGGTATCTATGCTCAACATATTGGCTGTGACCATTATATGCAAGGATATGCCACGTTTAAGCACCATTTTGCAGTGCGATAACCACTGATCATACTGCATTCCTTCACGTATGTATTCTGCCTGTTCTCCTGCACAATCACAACTGGTATGTATCACAGCATTGTTGATGGATTTGGTTAATTTTAAATCAGCAATTTGATCCAGTGTTTTACTGACTGTTGCTGTGTCCACTGACAGGTTGGTATTGATTTCCAAATTCATTGCTGGTTGTGGTTCCGTGTCTAATTCATCTAACAGTTTAAAAGTGTTTTTGTTTAGCAATGGTTCACCTCCTGTGATTCTCAAAGTTCGCAATTGACTTTTGATTTCAGGCCACCACTTCCACCATGCTTCCACATAAGGATTGTGTTCTCTGTTGAGATAAGGAGTTCTGTTAGATTGTTCTACCCATTCCAAATTGTTGTATCTGTCGCTTGTAGGATATGCACCTTGATGTTTGATTTCACTCCACCATTCACTGCTGAACACCGGTGAGCAATACACACATTTCATGTTGCACACATTACCAAAACTCACTTCTACCTGTGCTGGTGTCACATTGGCATTCCAATCAGCATTGACCACTTGATCAAAATAAGGCATGGCCCAAGTACTGTTACTGCTTTTTTTGATTCTGTCACTGTAGTGATCACCTTTGGTGTCTTCTACCTTCCAACAGTAATCACATTCGTCAGGTCGTTTGCCTTCCAACATTAATTTTCTTTGAAACTTTTTGTAAGTTGTGTTATGCAAAGCACTGGGATTTTTTTCCAGTTCTTCTAGTGGTACTTTGTGTGTTTGTGGATGATGACAACTGTGTGTATGTCCATTTTGCAAATGCACAGTGACCTGTTGCCATTTGGCTAGACACAAACTTGGAGACACAGAGTCTAATTTTTTTTTGGTTTTTTCCAGTTTGTTCATAAGAACTTTTTTAACTACGTTTGAAAGGCTGAGCTAAAATGTCTGCGGTGTTTCCTGGGTTTGAAACAGCGCCACTAAAATCGCTAAATGCTTTTGCAGGATTTCTAACATAGTCTTTTGCTTTTTGTACAGTTTTATTTGTTTTTACAAATTTTGAAAAAGTTGTTTGATCTCTATTTAAAATTGCTGTGAATGTTTTTGCAAATGCTTGTATCTTTTGCATGTCTTGATCACTGCTGGCATCATTGATACCAAATGCAGGATCACCGTAACCACTAGAACTAATTGCATTGTTAAGTTCTTGCATGTTAGTTGCTGATATAATTTTCTTTAAATCTCTTTTGATATCATTAACACTGCCTGATGTTGTTAATCCTCTTTCACCATTTGATGATCTTCCTAGGTAAAAAATATTACTCATCATTTTTACAAATGCAGGATCTCTTACAAGGTTCTGTGGTAGAATACCTGTTTCGCCTTGTAGACTTTTAAGAATTGGTAGATATTTTTGATTTGTTAATTGAGTTAGAATTGCTAACTGAGTTTTAGTTACATTCTGTTCACTTAATCTCAAGTCTTTTTTTTTACCTGCTCGTTTTCAGCAACAAATTCTTTGTACTCTTTCATCAGTTTGCTATAGGCTTCTTCATTAACTTTTTCATCTTCATTAGTTAAAGGATTGTCACCATTTCTAGCAGGAACATATTTGAATTTTTTTTGATTTTTTATAGATGTTGTAAAATCGTCTTGCTTGTAAGTGTTTGGTCCTGTGTGAACCATTACGCTGTCTTCTTTCATATCAATTTCTACTTCCATATCATCGTCTTGAAATGCTTTTTGCATTTCTGGCAGTGTTGCAGAAGTTTGTATTTCTGCTTCTGCTCTGTTAAATTCTGACACATCAATCTGAGCATCTAAAATGCCTGAGTTTCTCAAAGCAAACTGCAATGATGATTCAATTGATCTATCTTCGTCTAAATCAAAATCTCCTTCGTCAACTCTTACAACGTAACTGTGCATTATTTTGCTTTCCTGTATCTACTAACCTGTGTCTGGTATGGTGATTTTGCTTTGACATCATCTTCTTTGGGCTGACTGTTGTCTACTGCATCAGTTTTGGTTTTTACACTCAAAGGACCTTCTGCTTCAACTTTGCCTCTGTCTGGATCATTGTCTTTAAAATCTTTTATGTCTTTTAAAAAATTCTTTTTGTGTTCTTCACCTGCTATGGGTGTTTCAGATTCGCTTGATTTCTTTTCATCGTCACTGTAATCTTGGCCCATCTTTGGTTCATAATCTTCTGGTTCAGCCTGCTGTCTGTTCACTTCAGCTTCTTGCTCTTGCTCTATTGGATCATTTGGACCTTTGACAACAATAGTTTCGTATGCTATTGCTAATTTGTCTGATAAATTTCTTCTAAATGTTTCATGTGATATTGGCATATGAATAATAGCATCAATTATATAAACTTCTGCATTTTTAACTTTAGTGCCAAAATCTAATGGATGTTCTTGCATAATTGTTTTAACAGGCTTGTTGATAGATACTATGTCATATCTTTCAAGCTCACGCTCAATTATGTTCATCATGTCATCAGTTACTTCACAGGCAATCTTGATTCTAACTGGATTTTCTTGCACTGCTTCTGATAGATATTGTTTAAAACTTTTCATACTATTATTTATCATCCTTGTCATTTTCATTAACCTTTTTAACCAACTGATCTAGCAATTTGTTGCGATCTCCTACAATATAGCCCTCTCCTTCAATAAAATCATCAGTTTTACCCCCAGATTTTTGCTCCCATTGATCTACTCTTTGCTTTTTCAATTGTAGCTCAATCATACGCAGTTTTTTATCTGCTTTGGCGTTTTTGGCTTCAATGGCATTTTTCATCATAGTCTGTGCCACTTCAAACATTTTACCAGCATGTCGTGATTCTGAGTTCATTCCCAAATCCATTAATTCTTTATAACTTTTCATGGCTTCAACAGCATAGTCATCCATGTCGTGATCATGTGCTTCAAGATCTTTCACCTGAGGCAATGCACGATCAATTTTTTCTGCTGTAGATAATGCCTTTTTAATTTCTACTGCTTCTTCTTCTTTTTCACTGTCTTCTGTTATTGCATTTTCTATTGCTTCATATTCAGACAACGGTGTAGACAAAGTATTTTCCTCAACATGGTCTTTTATTTGTTGCTCGTTGAGAGCATCTTCCATGCTTGGTAAATCAAATGTTTTTTCTAATTTTTTATTCATATTAAGTACCTATATTACTATTTATCCAAGTATTGCACCACCACTAAAATTTATACCGCTAGACGCTATAATATGTTCATAATCTGCTTGGTATCCTGAGTTATCACCAGAAGCAAATATAGTTGACATTGTTGTTGTGTTGGGTGCTGTCAAAACTTTTGCCGCGGTGTCTAAATATAATTGATGTCCTAGCGAGTTATATGTTTGTACTCCTGCAGAATTAATTGCACTATCATTCCATTCTGGTGCCATTGAAGTTGAAAACGTTGATATGTAATTCCATTCAGCCGCAACTAACAAGTAGTAATATTCTCGCATTAACAATGCTCTGAAATCTGCATCGTTGGCAAAGTCACCTGAATATCCTGACGTGTCAAATATTGGATTGCCATCTGATCCATTTGTGGTTCTTGCCTGTTGCATAGCATTGTAAATATCACTTGTTTGATTCATTTGATTCATCTTAGTTGAAAATGTTTGTTGTAAGCCAAACACTGTGATTGTGTGTAACAAGTGTTCAACAACTTCCATCACTGCCCCATTGCCTGCTGATACTTCCCAAATAAAATCAACATTTGGATTGTTGTCTTTTGTATAATCAATGCCTGGATAGTTATCATTGGCATTATCTGCCACTATGCCTGGTGTGTAGGAACCTGGTCCTGAATAACCAAGTAACTGTGATATGCTTGACTGTGCCATTTGATTCATAGTGTCGTTTTGATTTGTGGTGTTGATTGATGCTCCTGACCCAAACATCAGTTGCACTGTCTTTGCAACTTTTTTAATCCATGCATCTGATACTGCTGTTGCACCACCTAACGTTGGCAGTGCTAATAATTTTATTCCATTTACTAAACAAAATTTTGTCCATGGTGGGTAACCAGACGTTGATGTAATTGGGCCTCCTGTTTTCACTGACATAATTTACTTTATAGCATAGATTGAGTCTTCATTCAAGACCCTAAATCTAATTCCTTTCCTCTTTGCCCACTCTCCTGCCGCTAACCATTTGGCTCTGTTAATCAAATAATTTACTTTATCTTGTTGGCTTTTGATACTTTCCAATGTGGTCTGTTTCTTTGGCTTTATTTCAACCATTTCAGCAATCTTTTTTCCTTTTTTGTTAACATACACCATCATAAAATCTGGTACATACATACTCATTTTTCCAGTGAACGGATGTTTGTATGGTATCCTTACAGGTTCGCTAGCCCATTGTATCACACTAGGATGGTTGTCACACATTCTCATAAAAGTTAATTCCCATCCAGAACGATAACGAGGGGATCTATTTCCCACATACTTTTGTTCATTCTTAACTTTGTAAAACCCTTGATGAAACTTCATACACTTATTTAAGCAATAATATGACGTTTAACAAATTTGTTTGTATCTAATTCTAAATTGGTTTTTCTTCTTGCTATTTGACTAGTGGACGGTCTATAATGATTTAATAATGCAATACCTACTTCAGTGAATTGCAAAGTATCGTTTTTTGTAGTTTCAACTAGGTCACTAAATCTAACACCAAACTTGTTAATGGCATCTAATGCCAACAGTGTGTATGCTTCAACTAAAGAACTGTTATCAGAATATTTTTCAAATATTCCTTTGATCAATTCGTATGTTCTTGGATTGATTTGATCTTGTGTTAAACCTAAATTTTCTAATATGGCATTTGAAATATCTTGTGATGTGTTGTAAGATTGTCCACCTAGTATCTGTTTGGTTATTGATCCAAACTGAGAAACAATAGTTGATATCCCACCAACTGTTTCAACAGTAGACGTACTGTTTCTTACTTGATTGTATGCCATTACTTGCCTAATCCTGTAAAGTTACCCACAGCACTCTTTGTACTGTTTTTTACACCAGAAATTATTTTGGCTTTGGTGTTACCATAACCTTGTATAATTTCATTGCCTGCTCCGGCAATTTGATTGCCAACTTGATTTAAAGAAAGTGAACCTTTTGTGCTGTCACCTACTTTGCCTGAATCTCCTGTTGCACCTTCTTTGTTATCTTTTTTACCAAGTGCAGGCGGGTTTTCAGTTTCAGTAACAGCAGGCGTATCTAAAAAATCTCCTGCTGTGTCTCCAAACATTTCTTCTAATGGATATTCTGTTTCACTTGAATCTAATGGTTGTGCCACCTGATCAATTAAAAAGTTTTCATACTGAAAACCAAAACTCAAATTAACTACACCGCTTTGAGCATAATCAAGTTGATCCATATCAAATCTTGCCAATCTTGGATATATCACTCTTGTTTTGCTGTACATCTTTCCTGCAACCTGATATATGTCTATGTGTTTTAAAAGACGACTGTGAAAATTGTTGTGTGTAGCAAGACCAAAATGATGACTTTTTGTAAACTGATCTTCTGTTTGATATAAATTTCTATTGTAGTTGTGATCTTCAGATCTTGATTCTCCTTGAACACCACTTTTCTTTTGTGTTAATCTTGCACCTTGAAATTCAAATTCATACAACAGTTTTGCAAATTTTAATCCCAACCCATCATGTGTGTCATACATTCTAAAACTCAAAGGATCAAATGTAATTGACCTATTAACAACTCTTTTTCTGTTGTATTGATTTAACACAGTTTGATCCACTGTGAACTTGGGTTGATCAACACTGTTTACTAAGAAGTGCAATCTGTCTCTGAATTGATTTAATTCGTCGTAAGTTGTCTTTAAATGCTCCGGTACTGCCAGCTGGTACATATTGAAAACCACAACATATTGATGTGCTTGTCTTGGAGCTGGGTCATGATTTGAGCCGCGAAGATAAAGGTTCGCGGCTCTGTTAGCTGGTTTTAAAACTGCCATATTCTATTACTCCGCTGGTAAGGGTTAAACGAAATAGTAATTATTATACTAATCCGCCAGATCCACCTAAACCAAGTAGAGGGAATATAGTGTCGCCTGGTGCTTGATGTATTGCATTATCATATTTCAGTGTCAAGATAACTTGTACTGGTTCTGATACTGCATAGTCACCATCTGAATAATCAACATTTTGTAAGAAACAACCTTCTAAATCCCATTGTTCTAGTTCTGTGTCATTTGTACCATCTAAGATTTCAATTTTAGTTCCAAACTTGTAAACTGATCCTGATGTTGCAGAAGTTTGTTCAAAGTGATTTAACTGTTTCTGTACTTGTTGACCAACAAGTTTAGAAATGTTATTGTTGATATCATCTCTAAGTGTTATGTTAACTGATTCCCATGTGTGTTTACCTTGCATGTATGCAACTGAGTTGTATGAATGAATTGGTACTTCTTCATGGTTAATCTTTGGTCTCGTAACCGACATAACTTGTTGAGTCAGTTGAAGAGGTGACGCACCTAGGTTACCAAAGTTAGTGAATCTAACTCTAAATCTATATTTCAGTTTAGGCTGTAAAATACCGCCTCTACCTGTTGATCCATCTATTGGTACACCAAATTTTGAAAGTGTTGCCATTTTGTTTTCTCTCCTTAATACTATTATTTACACTTTTGTATGAATTATAAAAATTTTTATATCCATTTAAAGGTAAATTAAAGGGATAAGGTTCGCTTACCCCTTTATTTTATTAACTTGTTAAACTTTCTCCAGTATTTTTGATACGAAGTGGAATATAGATAAATTCAATTGCTTTCACTGGTTGAATAGCAATATCAATCCATAATTCATTTCTATCAATTCTGGCACCAGTATTGTTTGTTTCATCACAAACTACTAAGAAATCAAACACTGCTCTCTTAGAAACAAGATCTTCCATAAATCTATTGAAAGTATCTGTAACTTGATCTCTAGTAATTCTGTCATTTGGTTCAAACAAGAAAGGTTTTGCAAGTTGGTCTAATTGGTATCTTAGATACACAATCAGTCTTGCTACATTAACTCTATCAAGTGCTGACGCAATTGGTGATAGTGTCTTCTGACCAAATACCACTAATCCTCTGTTTGGAATAAACGCAATTGGATTTAACTTGTTTGCGTATAGTGTGTCTCTTTGACCTTCTGACAATGTTACTGCTTTAAACTCTTCTTCGCTAGTGATATAACCAACTGAAGTTGAGTTGTCTACTAAACCTCTTGTGAAGCCTGCTGGTGCAAACCATGGAAATGCCACCTGATCATTAAATGCCATTGTTCTCATAGCAATATGTGTTGGTGGAACTGTTACATTGTTGCCTGCTAGATCTGATGTAAATCCTGAAGGATAATACACAGCCGCATACGGAGTACCAGTCAATAAGCCATCTTCTCCATTTGTTGGAGCATTGTTGGCATTGGTTGCCCAATTTTGAATTGACGTTCCGTCTGGTGCTAATCTAAATGGTGTGTCAGCAAGTACAAATGCTGTTAATTTTCTATCTGTACTTAATGCAACCATTTCATCAAGTAACTCTGGATAACCAGGAGCGGCAATCAAGTTAAAGAATCTTGATTCTGCTCTGATATCTTCGTTGCCTTGTAACGCACCTTGCATTGCTGTAACAATTACATTTCTTTGTGCTTGTCTGCCAGTGTATGGTGACCCATCAGTTTTTAATCCTGATTCAGTTACCCAAATGTTACCATTGTTTGTGTTATCAAAAGTGTAATCAGTTACATATTTTTTAACATTGTAACCTGACAATCTTGTGTTAAACAATATAATGCCTTCTGGGTAAACAGCAGGATCTGGAGCATCTGAATGGAAGTTAGCATACGCTGAACCCCAATCTTGATCATCTTCGTTTGCTCCACCTGGATTACCTACTGCATCACCAAACACAACACCTGATGCTGTGCTTTGATCTGCATTGTCTAGTAATACCCAAGCTGATGTGGCTGTACTGTATTTGTAAATTTTTGGATAAGCATCTAATTCATCAGAGTCAATCCAAACATCACCGTCTTGTAAGTTTGAAGTTTCATCTGATCTCTTAGTTGGTTCACCTGATACAATTTGTAAATCTCTAAGACCGCCTGCCGCTACAGAAGTTGCGTCGTATCTATCTTTTGAGTTAGCATAAGCCAACCATTTCATAGTACCGCCATCGTTTTCTGCAATGTACAAGTCTGCGTCTTGAGTTGTTTTGTACCATAGTGAGCCATTTACTGGATCACTTGTTGGTGCTGAAGCTGATGCTTCGTAAGTTGCATCTGACCAAAGTGATTTGTAGTAAAATGCTGGTGTGCCTGATGATGTGTTATCAGTAAATCCAAGATCTGAAGTTGACGCACCTTTGATGTTTGTGTCATCAGCACCGTCTTGAATGTAAACTGCATAACCACCAGTTCTTGTTAATTTTAAATATTGTCTTGTTGCACTAACATAATCAATACTAGCAGTGATGTTTGCTGACTGTAGTGTTGAATCATTGTTAACTGCTGTGACAATCTCAGCAAGTGTTACTGGGTTACCTGCACCTGCGGCACCTGTTACTGTAATAGTTTGGCCATTAATTTCCATTCTAATTGCAGTGTTGGATCCACCTGTTGCTACACCATTGTGTAATGATGCGGCATTACCAGTTGCAACTGTTGATGTACCTGCTCCTCTAATTCTAACTTCGTATTGAATTTCCGGAGTTGCAGTTGCACCACTAAATGCTTCAATTGATTTTTTAGCAAAATCAGTTGATGATACAGTTGATGAGGTTGCTGTGAAATTTGCTCTTAATTCTGATGCAATGTTACCATCGTCAAAATCATCAAATCTTACATACACATCATTAGCAGACAGTGAGCTACCGCCTTGTGCTGTAGCGGCATCATCTCTTGAATATACTTCAGATGAGATTGATGACCATGAGCTTGTTGCTGTGCTGTATGATTTCATTACAATGTTTGCACCTTGACCACCTGATGTTGATTTTAACCAAACATCTTTGTAGTTACCAGATACTGCCACAGTTGGTGCTGTGCCGTTACCTGATTGAATGTAAACATTGGCGCTTGTTGCTGATTTCCATGATGGTGAACCTACCACTTCCCATGTGCCTGAAACTTTTTGATAAAGTTTTGCTGGTGAAGTAGAAGCCACTAACACATAATCTAAATCTTGGCCATAAGTTGTAACCGGATCACCATTAGATGCTACGTTACCGCCTGCGGCACCTGGAGTATCAAGTAATACTGTTGGTGTCATCTTATCCCAAGCATTTGGAGTTGCTGTTGTGTTTGCTGTAAATAATCCCCAATCTGTGTTAGTTGTGTCTAACCAGTATGTTCCATCTGCTGGAGCAAGTTTTGGAGCGTTTGTAGAACCTTCTAACTGATCTAAGTCTATGTTAGCTCTTACTACATATGATCTATTAGAAATTCCTAAGTATGAATATGTTGATAGCAAACCGTATTCGTTTCTTTCATCACCGTGTAGCATTGTGCCTTGTAGTGATTTGAATGATGGTTCGCCAAAGGTTGTAACCAGTTCTCTTTGCG